CCATCAACTAGACTTCCTTTGATGTAAACGTAGTACCGAACTCCATCAAGTAATGAAAATGTCTGTGGTGCTGCAATAGTCCATGTTTGATGTTCCAGATCATAGGTATTCGCCCAAACTATATCTTCCTCTTTATGAATCAATACTCCAGCACTTCCATTTGCTGCATTGACAGCACCTTCATAATTGACGGTAAATACAGCCTGGAGCATATAATGTGCTGACTTTAATTCAACAGATTGCGATATTGGTGTGATTGACTGAGCAGCGATAATACTGCCTCGAATATCAAGGTTATTATCAAGGATTCTGGAAGTGAGTATATATGCCGATTTGAGTACTGAATTAGTGGTATTCTCGACTGTTGCGATGCGAGAAGTAATAGTTTGGTTAGATTGCTTTAATCCAGACATCAGCGCATCCAGAGAGCCTTTAATCGGTACGTCTGAGATCGTCAAGTTATAGACCGGAAGATGTGCGTTATCTTTATACGACACCGACATTGCCTGAATTAATACCGCGCGTTGAGTCAATCCAAGAACGGTGTCCCGAATAGTAACAGCATTACCTTCTTTAAATTTACCAAGAGTCAGTGGATATTTAGTAAAGTATTCCTCAGATAACCTAATTGCATATCCTTCTGGAGACTTCGTGTTGGCTTTTAGATATTCAATTGTAGCAGATAGTAATTTAGCTTCGGGAGCATCTTCATATATCGTAGGAAGGAATATGTTTAAAAACACATACTCATCCCCAACTTGAATTGGGACAGCCTCGGATGGCATAATGTGATTTGGATCATCCGAATTGCGAACAACTGTGACTTTCCATAATTGATTTCCAAGACCGTCATCCCATGTCGGAACTCCGGCAATCAATGTCATATATTTCGTGAACGATGCGATAGTCAATTCACCGGCACTCACTAAATTTCCTGTTGTAAAACATATTTTGGCAGCCTCTCCTGTCTTGATACTTTCATCATTCAAATCGAATCCAAGATCAGGAACAAAGAAAGTTGCCGTATCATAAGTGCCTTGCGGTACTGTTTCAACCAATTCTTCTTTAACGACATCCGGATGGATTACCTCAATATATTCTGGTACATGGTCTGGATGAGCCTCTTGCCATATTTCGCCTTGATATGCGTACTTCAACCTCCATTCAGTCCATTCCGGAGTCACTATGACAGTATTATATTGTGGCGTTGATTCAGTTGGTCGATCAGTAACTCCACCAACAGCAAATACCGTATTGTTAAGTCCTTCTATGGATGGATAAATATCTTCATTGATATACGGAACGCCTTCACGAATACCATATGCAGCTTCTTTTACTGTGTCAACTAGATAGCCGTCAATTATTGAGTATTGTTCGTCAATAACCTGATCCTCCGGAAGGATTAGTCTGGCGTGGTATTCAAGCGTGTCCAGTACGTGCCGATATTCAGGAGTGATGTTTCTGGTCGAGCCATACGCCCTAACTCTTGTAATTACTTTCTGATCATTCTGAACTCGATTGATTTCGCAAATTCCTTTGTCTTTGCCATATTCAAACAGAGTCGTGACTTCTGGTGGATAGCCAATTTTGATAGTTTTCGTTGCATTGTCAAACTGATATTCAACTCCGAACACCGTAGATATATTTTGCAACACATCGTAGCATTGCAGGTTTATTGCTTCAACATCTTTCGGAGTAGTAGTATCAACATCGCCATGAATATCAAAAGACCAACCACCATATCCTGAACGGTCAAGATTTGCGATTATACGACCACACACCCGAAGCAGAGTATCATTGATAATTACCTCAGAAGTCTTATTGAAATAAACAGAACTATCATCACCATCCGGAAGCACATCAAGGAAATTCGCCAACTGCAATTCATATCCCTGCCACCAGAAAGTAAGGGTATATGTCAGCATATGTGAGGAGAACAATCTTCCGGTTATCGGTGCTGTCTGCAATGTGAATTTTTCGCCATTATAGGTAACGTAGTCACCAACCATAAAGTCAATAGCAGTAGCTGATTGCAACGTCACCACAACTTTCCGTTCGCCCATATGATTTCCAGAATAGTCATAGTTATCGCATCCTTGATAGATCGGATGCAATGGAGATGTCATTATATCAAGCGAGAATTGATTTAGGCTCATAAGTCTGTTTTATTTCCGGTCGGATTGAACATCGTGATTTCACACATGATTTGCTTTTGCCCAACAAATTGATACCAACTCATTTTCTTCCCTTCAAAGATACAACGAACAATTGAATTTTGCAGCGTATCCCAGTAATCAAATTGATGTCCGGTTCCGCCTGCTACGAGAAATGCAATGAAAGTGTCATATTTCGATTTAGCTGTCAGTAATCCATCCTCAATAAAGCAAGTCATCGTCACTTCTGTCGCTTTTCTTCCACGGACGGCAGGAACATAAATGTCAACTCCATCTTCGGCAATCCAGTCACGTTTGAATATGTCTTTTGGGTCGCCTAATTCAAGTCCGCGAACAGAAGTCACCCGAATACCGAATGTTTCTTCGATGTCAGTTACAGTACCGTCAACTGGTTGGATATAAAAATTTGTTGCCATATGATTAATCTGTGAATGTTTTAATTCCTGCACCACCTTTTGAATGTCCATTAAATACCACGCTATTCAGTAGCTTTAATTGTTCTGAGGTAGTCATATCAATATTCCTCAAATGCCCTAGACTCTGTGCTGCATATCCCTGAATCATTTGACTTGATTCAACTAACTGCTTCGTATTGCCAATATTTATCACTCCGGACTCCCGAATTGAGTTAATCAGTCCTTCAAGGCGACGGCCAGTATCTTCGGTCAGTGCTTGGATGCCTTTGGAAATGGAAGTGCCTGTACTCTCAGAGGCTACTGACGGAAGCCCTGAAATGGCATATACTGCATCCCTATTTGCTTTTTGTCTTTCAATAATTGCATTCCAAGACTCTCTCAATCCTGCAATCTCATCAGAGGTCAGCATACCTTCACTCTCCATCGCTGCTGCGAAATCGGTGTACCATTTCTTAAAATCAGGTTCAGATAAAATCTTTAGCGCATTATCAATTGCCCCACGAATAAATCCCTCGAACGTATCAGCAAAATCCGCTGCTGAGGATAATCCATTTTTAAATCCATCAGTCAGACTTTGAGCTAACGTATCAGCCATTGTTGCAGTGAGTAGTTCTTTTTTAGCAGCCTCGGCTTCTTTTATTGCATCCTTTAATGTAATGTAATCATCGACAGCTTTGATCACTGACTCGTCAGTTATCAGCCCTTGATTAATAAGTTCGTTTATTTTAGTTATATCGAACTGCCCTAAGTTATCGTATAATATCTGAGACAAATCGAAAGAGAATACACCACTAACAGACTTCCAGAACCCAACACCCCATTCCTTTAATTTACCTTCCTGATTGAACAGACCGCCTAATTTCTCCTGCAAATCTTTAAGTTGATTGTCAATTTCAGTATATGGCTTATTAAACCACCCCTCGCCACTAACTTTAAGATTAAAACTAAGACTATCGAGTTTCTTTTGGTATTCAGTAAGTTTACGCTGCTGCTCTTCAATAACCATTGTAGATGCTGAATATTTATCAACCCCAACAGCTTCATCTCTAAGTTTTATATATTGTTGCAACCCACGATTAGAAGCAGCCAACCACTTTTCAAACTCCTCCCAAGGCTTCGCTAATTTATCTTCTAAGTTACTGAAATCAAGTGCTGATTGCTTATCAAGAATAGACGATAATAATCCTGCTGCTGCTGAAATATAATCTCCGCTTGCGATATTCTGAAGTGAGCTAATTGCTATGTTTATCTGTTTCGCCTGAGCTTCAGATAAACCTAAATTAGTGGCAAGAATATCTGACAATAATGCTGCTGCCTTTAAAATATCATTCCTTAATTGCTCCTCCTCAGTAAGCCCTTGCAGAATTTCATCTTGCTTTAATTTCTGTTCAGCAGTCAACCCTTCTTTTTGTTTATCGACAGATTCTGAACTTTTAAGTAGCTTGATCCTTTGACGCTCAAATGAAGCGTATGTATCAAAATTGGCTTTATCTAGTTTTCTTCGATTCGCAGACCCAAACAACGCAATTTCATTCTTCTTATATTCAATCTCTCTGGCAAAATCAAGCTGATCAATTTGGTTCTGGATATAGATTTCAGACAATGCGACGTCACGACCTTTCTCAATCTCAGCAATCAACTTCATATTGGTTCCGGCCTTGCGAACCCATTCGTCATATTTTTCGTTGATGGCAGCACGTTCTTTTTCTAACCCAGACAAGAATTGATCATTCGCATCTCTACGAATCTCATTGATCTTGATCTGGTAGTCTTTCTCAGATTTTAAATTAGCCTCTCTAAGAGTATTTTCATTATCAAGCCTTTTCTGAGCATCAGCATTTCTTGCATCTATAATAGCTTGCTGTGTTTTATCGTCATAGCCAACAGCACTTAATCCAGTAATTTCCTTTGTTTTTGGATCACGAGCGACATTTAATAACTCTAATGTCTTAATTTTTTCTTTTTCAATGGCTTTTAGTCTATTTGCGTAAGCCAATTCATTCAACTTCTGCTCCTTCTCAATTCCGTCCTCCATTGCTGCGATACGACCAGATGCAATGCCCATTTCGTAGTTGGCGAAATCTTCCTGATCAGCAAGGTATTTGTCGTTTAACTTGCGGATGGCTTCGTTGCGATCAGCAGCGAGTTTTTTCGATCTGTCCTCCGATGGCTGCTGTTTCTTCTCCACATCGGCTAATGCAATATATAATGCAGTTAGCGCATCTTTATTTTTTTCTATTTCGGCAGTGCTGGTTGATAGAGATTTTATTTGATTTCTTAGCCAATCTTCAAAGGTTTGAGCATCCGATCCTACAAATCCTCCTGAATATAAGTTTGCAGCACCTTGCGATTTTAGCTTCTGAAATTCTTCAAATGCCTTTTTAGCCTTCTCAATTTCGGCAACATCGAACAGTTTTTCTGCAACCTTATCGGCTGGATAATTAGCCTTAATTCTAGCTATTTCTTTTTCAAAAATAAGCAATCCATTCAAGGCGTCTTTAATCAATGGCCTAATAGCAACGTCGGCCGTAGTTCCAAATTCTTTTCGAATCCTTTCACTTAAAGAAGAAAATCCATCTTCGCCATCTTTCATTTGCTGAACAAACTCTTTATACGCTAAGACAGCTTTCTCTGCACCGCCTGGAAGATTCTGATATAGCTCAAACAGTTTTTCTTGAAGTGGGTCTACCGATGCCGCCACTGCTGTATTCGCACCTTCGAGTTCGATTACTTTCTTCTTTTTTAAATATTCTAAATCTAAATTTCTAAGCGTTTGGGCAGCAGAAGAATTTACTTCGGCTCTAGTATTTTTTTCCGTAAGTAACGTTTGATTATACTTTAACGCTATAGTATTTAATTGCTGTAATGCCTCCTTGTATTGTTCAGTACCGACCTTGGCATTACTCAATACTTTATTGGCATTGTAAACAATATCCTTTTGATTTCCAATCTCCTTATTCAATTGAGCCATCGCATCAGCAGTTTCTTTGGTTTGCTTATTGAATATGAGGAAGTAAGCTGCAATGCCAACTAGAGCATTCACGACAATAGATATCCATCCACCAAATGTCTTAAAGGTATTGCTAAGTGCGGATGTTGCCCGAACATTAACCCATGTAGCTTCTGCACTCGCTAATTGAGCGGCAGTTAATTGGGTCATTTTTGCTATTTGGCTTCCAGTAAGGATTACGGATAGTTTTTGTACTCCAACAAAAATAGTAGTGGCAATTCGATTAGCCACAACGGCTAAAGTGACTACTGCTATGGATTTTGCGAACAATCCTATCACCCCAATATTATCCTTCACGAACCCAATAAACGAAGCCATTGCATTGATGGTATTCTTAAACGTATCACTTGCGCTCATTGCCTTTATCAGTCCTGTAAACTCAGTACTCATTCGACCCTGAGCAGCAGCAAGTGTATCAATCTTCTTTAGCGATTCAATACCATACGCTTTCTCCAATGCAGCAGCGAATTTAGGCAACGCTTCGGATGACAATACTTCGCCTTTCTTCAGCATCTTATCAAGTTCAGGGACAGTCTTGCCTAAAGCGTTTGCCATGATTCCAAACGCACCAGGCAAACGTTCTCCAAGCTGGCGACGCAATTCCTCCGTACTAACTTTTCCCTTCGAAATCATCTGCTCTAGGGCTAAATACACCCCAGAAAGCTCGTCAGTTTTCAATCCTAACGTTCCGGCAGCTTTCGATACTGATTCGTATATCTTCTGAGTCTCTCCGGCAGACATATTCGATTGCAATGCTGCTGCTCGGAACTTGACGTATCGTTCTGATAATGTCAGAAGATCACCACCATAATTGACCGCAACGTCTGATAGGAATTTCTGAGTCTGTGCAAGTTCGGTGCTTGACTTGATTACCGTTTTCATTGAGAAGTTCAATGAATCTAGTTCCTTCGTCTGCCCATAGACAGCGCGACCAAGACCTAGAACGGCCTGAACTGAAAGGTAGGCAGTAGCATAAGTTCTTATGGCAGAAGTTAATTTACCCCAGATTCCGAGCGTTGGTTGAAGTGCTTGGATTTCGGATTTTACACCAGATATTGCAGTTTGTAATCTCTGAACATTGGCGACTGCATTTGGATCAGAGAATTTGACTTGACTAAGTTGAAATTTTAGCAAAGCATATTGCGCCCGAAGTTTTTCAATTGAACCGGCAGCTTGCTGATCGACTGCGAGCTTTAGCTTTTGCTCTTGCCACAAACTACGAGCCGATGCTTGCTGCTCTTTCTGTGTTTTGATTAGATTTTTTCTGGCAATATCATTTTCTTTTATCGCCTTGGTCAATCTCGCTATTTCGGCAGGGTCTTCGGTTGTCCTTAAATCATATTTAAGAACTGCTTTCTGAGCAGCTATATTTTCTGCTGTGCCAATGGCAGTATTTGCCACTGTTGAAGTTAATTTGCTGCGATATAATTGCTGTGCCTCTGTTAACTTCTGAAGCCTTTTGATCTCACGTTCATCGCTGTCGGCTTTTCTTTTATCGGCAGATTCCTGAGCTTTTCTTGCTTTAACTTCTTCATTTAAAGATTCCTTGAATTGAGCATATAAATCAATCTTTTTTTGAAGTTCAGCTAATTTTGCCTGATTTGTAGTAGATTTTAATTCCTGATCTGACAGCTCTTTTAAAGCAAGTGTTTCTGCTTTTATCTCTTTCTCCAATAAAGCCATACTCGTAGCTACATCGGCATTGGCTTTAGTGACATTTTTAGTTGAGTTTGCAATCGCCTCATTCGCCTTCGTCAAATTCCCTAAATCAGCTACATTTATCTTCGGGCTGACTACATTTCCTTGACCGGAAAGAATCTCTTTCCATTGCTTATCTTTCTCTTGTAGTTTTTTGGTGATGTCCTCAAGTTGTTGTTCAAGTTTCTTTTGATCAACAAGCATATCGTACTGGAGCGTACCGAGTTTTTCTTCTGCCATAGCGATAAGTATTTTCGCAAATGTACAAAAAAAAAGAGGAATTATTAGTTCCTCTGGGAAGATGTTGTGTGGGTGGTTATTTTAGCAGCTTTAGTATGGAATCTTCATCAATTTCAATATTATCGCTAAATGGGATAAATCTAATTTTAGCACTCTCAGCAGCGTCTTTGATGGCTTGATCGTATTGCTGATTGCCATATTCTTTCATGGCTTGCAATAAATAACTTATTTCAGTTTGCATACGAACCATGTCGTCCGTTATTGTCAATCCAGTAATTTTGCCTAATATTTCTTCCGGTGTTTTATTTTCCATTTCCAATGATTTAAGTTCTTTTCTTAACTCTTGTTTTTCTTCATCAGAATTAAATTCCAATAAAGACTCAAGTTGTTTCATTGTTTTATTTTTCATCATTAATTTAATTGAAGTTCTTCTCCTGTTAGGGCGAAATATAGATTTTGAAGTTGGTGAACGTATTTCAATTCAATTCTTAATGTAAAACTAAATGAATTAGACATTATAAATCCATGCCCCCAATCGACTATCGATAATTTACTAATGCAATATTCTTCGCATTTATCCTCTTCTCCTTCAATTGGCTCATGAGTGTATTTTTTGAACCTAAATTTAATCAACCATTCTTCGGTTAACTCAATAGGTTGAATTTCTTTATCATTAACCGTATACCATCCAGTTATTGAATTTTTATCAAGAACATTAACGGTGTCTGTAGCGATTAAATCAATTGACACTACCTTTCCATCCCATAATACAAGGTTTTTTAATCTTAATTCACCTGTTCCCATTTTATTCTTTTTTAGTTCGTTTTTTCCTTTCCTCAGCCAACTTCCGATTCTGTTCCTTCACAAAATCATAGTCTGACTTCTTTGTTTTTTTACCTTTATCGTAATCCACTCTCGGTAGATCAATGCACATTATCGTGCGAAGTGGTACTGAAATTCGGTGTTCGTAATCGTGATCACTTACACCAAACTCTTTCATAAAACTAGCTTTTTCTCCGATTGAAGTTCTGCTGACAATTGTTTCAGTTCGGTCTTTGTCAGCCTCTTCTTCAATGTATTCATCTGATCCAGTAATA